AAATCGTTTAATTCTTTTCCTGCGGCATTCAGGAATTTCGAAATCCGAACAGATATATAAGCAGGCAAAGGTTCTTTTGAAAGAGCAACCAAAGCAGATTCAGCAGTCTTTAATTGTGCTATAGTGAATTTCATCATTCTATTGACTCCAATCGAAAATTATATTACAATATATATTAAGGGGTGACATCACACACCCACAATTATTTATAGGGAGTTCTAATGAAAACATTAAAACTCCTGTTTTTGTTTTTAGGGTTGTCTTTTCTGTCTTTTGGAAATTCACCAACAAAACAAGAACAGGATCTAAAATGTCTGACGCAAGCAATTTACTTCGAAGCAAGAGGAGAATCAATCGAAGGAAAAATTGCTGTTGCTAATGTAGTCATGAATAGAAAAGAAAAGTGGAAGATATCTTCTGTCTGCCAGGTGACTTCTCAGAAGCGCCAATTTGGTTGGTGGAGATATAGAAATGCGAAAATCTTAGAAAAAGATAAATGGGAAGAAGCACATATAATCGCAATTCTAGTTTATATCGGAGACATTCATGATATAACAGAAGGTGCTGTTTTCTTTCATGAAAGAAAAATCCATCCTGGATGGACTAAGAAAATGATTATAACTCGTCAGATTGGACTTCATGTATTTTATGCACTTAGTTAACTTATAATATAATATTTCCTTGGTACATCTAATATTGTATCTTAAAAAATAAAAAAAGTCAAGTACCTTTACGAAATAATATTTTGGTAGTATAATAGTTAAGTAAATATGATTTGGATTGATTCGAAATATCTCTCTTTGATTTCTTCACATCTTCCGGGATTCAAGAAAAAAGGAGAATCCTTATGGAATTTCAGATGTCCATATTGCGGTGATTCTCTTAAGAAGAAATCTAAAGCAAGAGGATATATTTACAAGAAAGGATCTGATCTTTTTTATAGATGTCATAATTGTTCAATAGGAACAACTTTTTCTAAATTCTTAGAAAAGATAGATTCTTCCCTCTATAAAGAATGGGTTAAAGAAAGATTCTTAGAAGGTAAAAAAGAAATCCCTAAACAAGTTTTTTCTTTTTCTCCTCCCACATTTAAGAACAAGGTTAAGATTAATCTTTCTTCCATCGAAGAGTTAGAAGAAGCCCATTGGGTTAAACAATATGTTATCGGAAGGGGAATCCCTAGAGATAAATTTTCTCTCTTGTATTATTCGCCCGACTTCAAGAAGTTCGTTGAAGAAATGGGATCGCCTAAGGCAAAAGAATTAATAACTGGCGATCCTAGATTGATAATTCCTTTCTTTGATGTAGATGGAAATCTATTTGCTTTTCAAGGAAGAGCTTTAACAAATTCAAAAGTTAGGTATATTTCCATTAAACTAAATACAGATGCTCCCTTAATTTATGGTTTGGATCGAGTGAATCTAGAGTCTCCTGTTTATGTTGTAGAAGGTCCAATTGATTCTTTGTTTCTCCCGAATGCAATTGCTGCCGCAGGTCCCGATTTAACTCGTGTGACAGATATTGTTCCTAATCCTATTTTTGTTTTTGATAATGAGCCAAGGAATAAAGAAATTTGCAGAACAATGGCAAAAGCTATGTCTAAAGAAAACAAGATAGTTATTTGGCCAGATTCTTTGTCAGAAAAAGATATAAATGATATGGTTTTAATTGGGAAAGATCCAGAAAAGATTATTAGAGAAAATACTTATGAAGGATTAGAGGCAGGTGCCCGGAGCTTATAGAACCGAATATAGAAGATGAAACTTATTATGTTGTGGCGTCGGAGCAGGATATTCTGAACAGTTCATGGGCAGAGCAATGTAGAGAGATGAATGTTAAACACAATAAAATGAATCTTAAATATGGATTCGAATTGGTGTTCTTATCTAACCAAGATATTATTGATGATTTTATTTGTGTGAATTGGGCATATGAAGTGATTGGAGAAGCATAAATGTATAAAGATTATGATGAGATAGTAAATGTTAAATTGATTTCTTCTTCTAAGGCTTCGGCTGAATTTGCTAATTTATCTGGATCCGAGTTCAGTGATGAGATCACGAATTTGATTTCTTATTGTGCTAGAGTGTCTAATCCTAGCAATCAAAACAATCTTGAGACTGCAGATAAATTAATCTCTTATTTAATTGAGAACAAGCACTGGTCTCCTTTTGAACTGGTAAATGTTTGTTTAGAAATAACAACCACAAGAGATATTGCGAGACAGATTCTTAGACACAGATCCTTTTCCTTCCAAGAATTTTCTCAAAGATACGCAGACCCCACCAAAGAATTAGAATTTTGTTTCCGTGAATGTAGATTACAAGATAATAAGAATCGCCAAAATTCAATTCCAACAGAAGACAAATTATTAAAGTCAGATTGGTATATAATTCAAAAATCCATGATCTCTTCTGCTATAGTAAATTATAAATATGCTATCTCAAAAGGAATCGCCAAAGAAGTTGCTAGAGCTATTCTTCCGGAAGGAAATACAGTATCCAGGATGTATGTTAATGGATCCATCAGATCCTGGATTCACTATATAGAAGTACGAGAAAAAAATGGAACCCAAAAAGAGCACGCTATGATTGCTCATAAATGTGCTCAAGTCATTTCCGAGATATTTCCCTCGATCTTAAAGTTACAGGAGAAAAATTGATGTCAGTAGAAAAGTATTCATCAGAAATTTTACCAGATAAATTTCTAATTAATTATGTTGGAAAACAACCTAAGTGGGGATTTGGGGGATTGGGATATATTGTTTACAAGAGAACATATGCTCGTCAATTAACAGATGGCACAACTGAAGAATGGTGGCAGACTGTAGCTCGTTGTGTTAATGGAGCACAAAAGATCGGAGCCAAATATACTCCTGAAGAAGCGCAAAGACTTTTTGATTTAGTATTTAATCTTAAGTGTAATTTCGCAGGCCGCATGTTGTGGCAGTTAGGAACTTCAACAGTTGATAGATTCGGAGCCAATTCTCTTTTAAATTGTTGGTTCACGGCAATGAGAAAGCCAGGAGATTTTTCTTTCTTATTTGAAAATTTGATGCTTGGTGGAGGCGTGGGTTTTTCTGTAAAAAAAGAAGATGTACATGAATTGCCGAAGGTTAAAAAGAGCGTCCACATAACTCATAAAGCAACAAATGATGCAGACTTTATTGTTCCTGATTCCCGGGAAGGTTGGGTTAAGTTGCTAGATGCTGTATTAGATTCTTTCTTTTCAACTGGAAAATCCTTTTCTTATTCAACAATTTTAATTCGTGGAGCAGGCCAACCTATTCATGGATTTGGTGGAGTAGCTTCTGGTCCTGTTATTTTAATTGAAGGAATTGAAAAGATTTCAAAGGTTCTTCGTGAAAGAGAAGGAAAGAAATTAAGATCAATTGATGTTCTTGATATTTGTAACATTATTGGGTCTGTTGTTGTTGCTGGCAATGTACGCAGGTCTGCTGAAATTTCTATTGGGGATCCGGATGACTACCATTTCCTTAGGGCAAAGAGATGGGATCTTGGAAATATTCCCAATTGGCGTGCTATGTCTAACAATACTATATCTGCTGATTCATTTGATCAGATAAGCAATGCAGTCTGGGAAGGTTATGAAGGAGGAGGAGAACCATATGGATTTTTCAATTTACCTCTTTCAAAGAAGTACGGAAGATTGGGCGAAGAAAGAAAAGATGATTGTGAAGGATTAAATCCTTGCGCAGAAATTACTCTTTCAGATAAAGAATGTTGTAACCTTTCTGAGATCTACCTAAATAATATTGAATCAAAAGAAGAATTGATTCAGTGTGCGACTTTACTGTATAAAGTACAGAAAGCTATTTGCGCTATGCCATTTATTCATGAAGAAACTTCAAATGTTGTTCATAAGAATATGAGAATTGGTGTTGGTATAACTGGAATATGTCAGTCTGGTTCTAAATTAGATTGGTTATCTGATGCCTATAAATCACTCAGAAAATTCGACAAGACCTGGTCAAAAGAAAATGGTTGGCCAGAATCGATTCGTCTCACAACTACTAAACCTTCTGGTACGCTTTCTCTGTTGGCTGGGTCGAGTCCTGGAGTTCATCCTGGCTATTCTCGTTACTTTATACGTCGTGTTCGGATGTCTTCTTCTGATAAATTGGTTGGTGCGTGCCGTGAATTAGGTTATGGCGTAGAATACGCAAAGAACTTTGACGGAACAGAAGATCACGGAACTTGTGTAGTTTCTTTCCCTTGTTCTTTTGGAGAAGATACAATCCTAGCAAAAGATATGTCTGCTGTTGATCAGCTAGAATTAGTGAAGAAAATTCAAACTCTTTGGTCCGATAATTCTGTTTCTGTAACAGTTTATTATCGCAAAGAAGAGTTACCACAGATTAAAGGTTGGTTAAAAGATAATTATGCTACCTCACTGAAGTCTGTTTCTTTCCTTCTACATTCAGACCACGGATTTGCTCAGGCTCCTTACGAGGAAATTTCTGAGGAAGAATGGAAAAAAGCAACTTCTAGAGTTAAATCCTTAATGGATATCACTATTGATAGCGGAGATATGGAAGGATTGGAATGCGTCGGTGGCGTGTGTCCAGTAAAATAATATGCCAAAATTTGTAAAGAAACCAGTGGTCATTGAAGCTGAACGGTGGTTCCCAGATGAAAATTTGATTATTGGATATGATAGATTTGGAGTTGAATATACTGTTATGGATAGATGTATACAGACCCTAGAAGGACCAATGAAAGTTTCTCCTGGGGATTGGATTATTACTGGAGTGAAAGGAGAAAGATATCCTTGTAAACCAGATATCTTTGATATGACATATGAACCTGTGGCTTGATGATGTAAGAGATTGTCCTTTTATTGGAGATTGGATAGTCGTAAAGAATTATGACCAAGCAATCCAGGCTTTATCTCAGGAAAAATTTGAAGAAGCATGGTTAGATCATGATCTAGCTTATGAACATTATGGTCATGTCCCTGAAGCACAATATGAAGAAAAGACTGGTTATGATGTAGTTAAATGGATGGAAGAAAATGCCATTTGGCCAACCAAAAGATGTACAGTACATTCTATGAATCCTGTTGGTTCCCAAAAAATGTGTAAGGTTATCGCCAAACATTATGGTGGTTATCCAGACGATTATTATGTCAGCTTCATGAAGCTAACAGGAAGGACTTGGTAATATGCCTATCTATGAATATAAATGTGAGGTATGTGGTGAAATAAAAGAAGCCTTGCAAAAGATGTCAGATCCTGACCTTACTAAATATTCAGGATGTGATAATGTAGATTGTTGTTTAAAGAAAATTCCTTCTACTTATGGGATGAATTTTGTTGGTAGTGGGTTTTACAAGACGGATTATAAATAAGAAAGAGAAGGGTTTTAGAAATGAAGATATTTAAATATGCTTTTTTGATTTGTTTGATTAATGTGGGAATGGCATTTGCTCAATTGTCAATTTCCCCTGGAATATCCTCAGTGACATATGATGTTGCTAGAGATACTTCTATCACTTTACCAGATGTCACTTTAACAAATAATGGAACAGGTGGAATTTTTTGGAATACTAATAACAACACAGGAATTAACATTTATCCTGCTGTTGGTTATCTTCCCGCAGGCGCAACTGTTAATGTAGTTATTCAAGTAAATGCTTCTACTTATTCTGTTGGGAATTATTATATTCCTGTTAACTTTTTAAGTAAGGACGCAGTTATTACTGGCGGAAACAGCTGGTCTATATCATACGGAATCACTTTAACTGTTGTTGATTCTCGTACTTTCGTTGTAACCAATAAGCCAATTATTCCACATGTAGCTTCTGGTGCAGAATGGAAGACTGTAATTACTCTATTGAATCCATCTCCTACTGCATCATTGGTTGATATTAAATTTTATGATCCAACTGGCCAACCAACCACTTTTACAGTAGATGGAGTTCCACGTGGAGATTATCTGACTGTAGTATCAGCATATGGAACTAGCACTATTACATTGTTCGAATTAACTGGTCCCGTTAAAACAGGATCGCTTGAATTTCAAACTTTGTATGGTCAAGATCCAAAAGCCTTTGCGAATTATGTTAATAATTCGTTTGAAGCATTTATCTCTGCCGATGTACCAAATTCTTCTAGTATGACAATTGGGTTTGATAATACTGGAACAAATAGAACTGGTTTGGCTCTTGGAAATTATTTAAATTTCGCACAAGATATCACTCTCACCTTTTATGATTACACCGGTGTACTTCTTGATACTCAAATTATGAGACTCAATCCATACGGTCAATCTTCTTTTGAATTGTCTCAGACATTCTCGAAGATATCAGGGAAAAGAGGAATCGTCAAGATTAGTGCTGCCCGAAATGGTTTATCTGGATTCGCATTTAAATTTAATTTGTCAAAGGGATATTTCGTAACGTCCCCGAAGTTCTAAGAAATAAATTATTCACAAGGAGAAATAAAATGAAGAAGCTATTGTTTTTGTTAGTATCAGGAGTTGGTTTGCTTTCTGCACAATCTTATACGGTGTCGGTTGGTTCTGGAATTAATGCTTATGCAACACCGTCTAATTTTGGATATATGTCTTTTAGCACACCAGTCGCCGAAAATAGTTACAGTATTACAACTGTTGAAATGTATGGAAACGTCGCAAGGTTAAGAACAGGTCTAGCTCACGATCTTGCAACAACTGGTCCAGCAACTCTATTTGCTCTAGCTGATCTTGGTGTTGCCACTAACGGTAATGGGAATGTTGGAGTAGATTTTTCTACCGGAAGCGGGATTCGTGTTCGGGGAAACGGTGTTCCTTTTGTTAACAGATGGGTTAAGACGGATAAGGCAGGATTTTTGTGGACTACACTTTTACACAAATCTGCTATTTCTAATCCAGATGGAACAACAGGAGTACAACCATCTTTTACTGCTGGCGTGTATTTGACTTTTGGTAAGTAGTACAATTTAAATATAGGAGAATATTATATGAATAAGATTGCACTTGGATTGATTCTAGCTGTAGGAATTTCTTTTGCTCAAGCTCCAGCACCAGCTGGAGAAAAGAAGACAGAAAAGAAGACAGAAAAGAAGACAGAAAAGAAGGCAGATAAGAAGACAGACAAGAAGGCATAAAAAGAGGAGGGGAAATTTCCCCTCCCTTTTAATAAGAAATCTCTACTTTGATTAAATCGATTTCTGTTTTCTCGTTTAGATTGCTGATGATTTCTTTAGCTCTTACATTATCCTTGAATATAGTTGCTTCATGAGCAGTCCAGGACCAAACAAGAGTTTCTTCTTTTAGAATTAAAAATTGTACGGATCCTGATAGATAAGATTTAGATATAACCCATCCTATAGTTTGTGTCACTATTCCCAAAAATCCCTTCTGTATTTCAGAAGAGCCAATTCCTTAGCTTTTGCTTCCAATTCAACATCACAATCTAGATGCTCTTCTATTTTATTATATATGTAATCAGAATGTGCACGTGGATTGCCGATAGATCCTTCCCATAGTTTCCGAGAATCAGAGAAATGAAAAAGAGGTTTGTAATCGTGCCACGTAGAAGCGGCCAAAAGAGCAGCTGTCTTTTCTGGAATTTCCTGAGAGTGAAAAGAGTGATGGAAATAATCAAAGGTTATAGGAGTGCCGATAACATCTGTGATATACTCCAAGATTTGTTCTACTGAGAAACAAGAATCTTTGTCATCGTTTTCTACAACTAATCTCTTCTGTAGATTGGGCGACAATCGTTCGAAGTTGTCACAGAATCTGTTAGCCACTGCAGGGGAAAAAGAACAACCGACGTGAATGTTGATAGGATTCCAATGGGAATCTTCTAATCCGATTAAATCAAAGATTTGAGAATGAATCTCTAGATCTTTGATTGAATTAGAGACTACTGCTTCTCTTTCGGAGGCGAGCTTAACAAACTGACCAGGATGAGCAGAGAGACGTATTTCTGCATCCTTAGCCAGGATGCCGCATCTAGAAAGTACAGCGCAAATAGATTCCCAATCTGGAAGATCGGATAAGGAATACTCACTTGCCCATGGAAACATATCAGAGGAGATCCGAAAAACTTTGACATTATTTTGTGCATTCCATTTTAAGATCTTTTCTAGATCTGTTACATTTGCAAGCGCAAGTTGCGAAGCATAAGAAATTCCTTTCTGAAGAAAAGTCGCTTTGCGCATCGTACGATTTGTAGTGACTCCCTGTTTGCCGAGAGTCAGATTAATGCAGCAATATCCTAGATTCACAGTTCCTCTGTTACGGAAAGATCAATAAAGTTGTCGAAGTTCTTTGCGCCTCGACGTAGGTAATCTAATCCACCGTCTACAAAGATTTCTCCACAACTACAAGAAACAAAATCCCAGCGGTACTTAGATTCGATTACTTCACCACACAAAGAGCATGCGGCGGAATTTTTGATTACTTTATAATTAGGCATGTATTTTATTGTACTCTCTTTCTAGAGAGAAATCAAGATCTAATTTTCAGCGTACCATTTCAAACAGACTTTTTTGATCTCTGGAAGACACTTAGGAATTAGATTCTTAGGAAATTTGGCGACACCAATCTTCCATGCATCTTCTTCGGAATCTCCGCCACCATACAGACGTTTGTCCATAATATGACCGAACTCGTGGATAAGGCAAGCTAATACCTTATCAGCCTCGGATTGCGGGTCGTCGGCGAAAAGATCAATTATCCCATCATCTAGGAAGGCGCATCCGTTAAAGGATAAAGGAGATCCGATTTTGGATGCGGACCCTTTGTAGTTCACATCAATCCCGTGATCGTTAACGAAAGAGATACCTTCTTGAAGTTTTTCCCAGTTGTTCATAGGCTTGCAACAAAAAGGAGAATCGCTGCCAGAACAGCCGCACCCACAAGCAAGACGTCTATTAGAATTGTTTTCATATGTTAGAAATTGTTGAAGGCATCAACTGCTTCGCTTAGACTTAGACTGTCGAAGGTGCGGGACTGATTATCAAATCTCACCTTGAAAATAACACGCCAGTTATTGCCATTCGAGTCGGATACACATTCCGCATAGATGCGCCTGCCGGAGGCTGAAGCGATTAGCCTTGAATCGTTGTCCAGGAAATACTGGAGATCAGAAAGTAGTGATTTGTCTTTGTTATTCATAATCAACCTTACAATACTATCATAACTCGAAAGTCCGAAAAAGTAAAGGACTTTTTTCCCTTTAGAATCAATCACTTACCGTAAGTCGCTGATTCTAAAGGATAAAAATATTTGTTCCCTTTAACATCAATAGGTTGCAGCTAAGTCTAACAAAACAAAGGAGATAAAGTTCTTTACTTTTTCGGAACATCCATAGTATAATGTATGTATGATGAAAAACAAGTTGCAAGTCGGCTCTTCCGTTGTTTGGAAGGAATATCACCGTGATTATATCACGGGCACGATTAAGTCCCTTTGTTCTCATAACGATGTGGCCGTGGCCAAGGTTGTCTTCTCGGATTGTCCCGAGGTTCCTTATTGGGTTGCCGTCGAAGAACTTTATTCCCTTGGGAATCAGTAAGTTGCACTAAGTGATTGATTCCAAAGGGAATAAAGTTCTTGACCTTTTGGGACTTTCGAGGTATGATAGTAGTGTAAGGTTGATTGGGTAATGGAAAACAAACCACATATGTCCAAGGAGACCATGATGATCAAGACTGGCGATTTTGAAAAGGATGTACGCAACGGATACTATCGTTGGGAACGGAATAATCCGGATTACAAGAATCGCAGCTTCTATCAGGACTTTGATCTTTGGCTAACTCTGCAAGGAGTGCCCGCCCAGTATTTGTCCAAGGTGTCTTATGCAGCCTATGACCGTGGGCATTCCTCTGGCGAAGAGGGAATCCTGGACTGCGCCTACGATTTCATTAGGATTTTTCAGTCGTAACTTTTAGTTGACTCTTCCCACTAGATAAGGTATAATATCTATATGACTGTTTTCAACGGCATCGAATACGAAGATTATCATGGTTCTCCGTTTGATCGTGGTAGGGCAGACTATTATTATGGTCGAGGACCGGGTCCTCATAAGTGGTTGGATGACGTAGGACGCAAACGTGTAGAAGTCTTGACAGAAGAAGAGATCTCAGCCTATATGGCTGGATATGCCTGTGGTAAAGAATGGGGAGAGCAAAAGGAATATTAAGATGCGTATCGCTAATGAATTGGAAGCGATGTATGGTAAAGAACCAGACACTACTAATATTGGTAGTGCTTTAAATTGGTACTCCTTCACAGCGTCAAAGGACGACAAGAAGAACTGGTTTCTTGATTATCTAAAGGAGATCGGAGCAGATTTCAAGGCTGCTTCTCTAGTCTCGGATTCTTTCTTTATGACTGCTGGAACTATCGCTCGTCTTTGGATGCGTGGTGTACACACTCCAGAGTTCGATGAGAAGCTAACTTCCTTTAAAGAAGAGATCATGAAAGAAGCAAACCGCATCCAGAAAGAAACTCAGGATGCCGCTGCAGCCAAAGCCGCTTACAAAGAAGCCGTCGCAGCGAAAGAGATCTCAGAATCTTTAACTGAGATTAACCTTATCATCGACAGCTTTATTCAAAACAAGTTTGTTAAGTTTGATTATGCGAGTTGGGTTCGCACTTCTCGACCCAGCAAAGAAGCTCAGGAGATAATCCAGGTCAAGATGCAGAAGATGCTAGATGAATTAATTGCATCTAAGACTGATCCTGAATTAGCCGAAGGATATTCTAATTTCTCCAAGAAAGAAAAGGAGAAATTCATTGAACTTCTGGAAGGGATTGTTTCTTCGAAGGTAACTCCTATCTCTTCTGTCTCTCGTAAGCCTCGCAAGAAAAAAACAGTCACTCCGGAGAAAATGGTTAAGAGGCTAAAGTTCCTCCAAGAATTTAAGGAATTAAAGTTGGAATCTATCGATCCGACGATTCTTGTTGGAGCCACTTCTCTCTGGGTCTACAATGTCAAATATCGGATTCTTACCAACTATGTTTCGGATTCTGGTCTTGCAGTCAAAGGTTCAACATTACTAAATATCAATGAACAAGAAACTAAGTCTAAGAAGCTGCGGAAGCCTGAGGTAACTGTACCTGAAGTAATGACGGCAGGCAAGGTTCCTCTTCGGAAGGTTTTTGATTCTTTGACGACTGGTTTCTTAAAGACAAATGGAAGGATTAATAAGGATACTATTCTCTTACGAGTGGTAAAGTAATATGAGTTCAGATAACACTGTAAATTTTCTATTAGAAAATGGTTGGGCAATTAACAAGAGCAAGGGAGAAGCAACCCACTGGAAACATTCTATCCTCTGGGTTTCTCTGGATGAAGCGATGCGAATCCAGGAATCTGTGGACCCTGGGTCAGTAGAAGATTTCAAGCTCTTGAATAACTTAAATTCCAAACATGCTCATATGTATGATGAGTATCTAGATTCTTAAGGAATAATCCTCCTGTAGTTTAATTGGCAAAACACTGGCCTTATACTCCAGCATCGGCACCAGATTAGTGCAAATTCCAGGTTCAAGTCCTGGCGGGAGGACCAATTTTATATGTCAGTCCTAGTTTTAAATTCAGCGTATGAACCAATTCAAACAGTGTCGCCACGCAAGGCGATTAAACTGATTGTTCGTGGTGTCGCAATTGCTGAAAAATACACAGAAGAAATTTGGAAAAGCGTAGCAACAGAATTCGTTGTCCCTTCTGTTGTGAGATTGTTAAATTTCTACAAGATCCCCAACCGGATCTACAGACTATCAAAGCGAAACATTTTCGCAAGAGACAACTGGACTTGTCAGTATTGCAAAACCAAATTGTCAACTTCTAACGGAACATTAGATCACATTGTTCCTCGTTCTAAAGGCGGGGAATCTTCTTGGGAAAATCTCGTGACTGCATGTAAGCCATGTAATTCTAGAAAAGGAAACAAAACACCTAATGAAGCTGGAATGCAATTGGCCGTTAAGACAGCCAGATTAAACTACAGAGCAATTCTGAGAAATCATGGGGCTTCTCGTGGAGAATGGCATGAATATTTGTTCCTGGGTGCTTGACTTTTAAGGAAGGAAGAGGTATAATATATTATGCGTGGAATGTACTTGTGTCGTTTTTATATTAAGAGTCGATTGACGGAGGAAGAAGTTTATGCTTCTTCGCCCTTTCAAGCCGAGAGGATTATTAATGCGAAATATGGAGACACGATCAAATGGTCTGGACCTCCTAATCTTGCACAGAATTCTCATCGGTGGTTATAAATAAATATTGATTTTGACCTCTCGAATAATCTAGTCAACCTTACCTAGAGATATCGGATAAAAGACTGAACCTTTGGAGATAAGATCCACCGAAGAGGTCATCCTCAGTTTGCTGAGGAAAAGGAAGAACATTAAATGCGCCGAAATAGTTTAACGGTAAAACGATTGACTTGTAATCATTAAATTCGAGTTCAATTCTCGATTTCGGCTCCAAAATTTGCTTTGATGGTGTAATGGCAACATTTCTGGCTTCCATCCAGACGTTACGAGTTCGAATCTCGTTCAAAGCTCCAATAATCGGGAAGTGGGCCAAAGGTGGGCCGCCTGTTTTGGGAACAGGACATCGAGTGAGTTCGATTCTCACCTTCCCGACCACTTGATTTTCAATTTATTATAAATAGTAATGGGAGAAGAAGTGCGGAAACACTATCTTCTCCCTAAACAAATACTAGAATAGAGGTCTAGCATATGTCTGATACTATTTATTGGAACGTCGAATCTCTTAACGAATTCTTTAACCTTCCGAATATAATCACCCATATAGAATTACCAGCAGAAGAAATAGAACTTTCTAAATCAGAATATTGTTGTTTTTGGAAGGGAAAACTCAGAACAGAAGAAGAAAGGAAAGCAATATCTGACAGACGCATCGGACAGAAGGCTTCGTTGGAAACAAAAAAGAAATTATCTGAATCTAAAACTGGTAACAAGAATTTTATGTATGGTAGAACACATACAGAAGAAGCACGAAAGAAGATATCAGAAGCTAGGAAAAAATTAAAAGGAACATATACACACACTGAAGAAACAAAAAAGAAGATGTCAGAGGCGCAAAGAGGGCAAAAACATTCCATGTATGGAAGAAAACACTCAGAAGAGTCTAAGCGGAAAATGAGAGAAGCTGCCGAAAAAAGACGTTTGACATCTATAGATAATATAGTATAATATTAATATGGCTATTCTAGTGGACTTAAATCAGGTTGTTCTCTCTAACCTGATGCAACAAATAAACATTACAAAGAGCGAAACCGTAGAAGAGAACTTTCTACGTCATATGATCTTAAATTCTATTCGTTCTTACAAAACCAAATTCGGGAGAGAATTCGGCGAGATTGTTCTCTGTAATGACACTTCCAACTATTGGCGCAAAGATGTTTTCCCTTATTACAAAGCCAATCGTAAGAAAGCCCAAGAAAATTCTCTCTTTGATTGGAATCTTATCTTTGGATCTCTGAACAAAATCAAAGACGAGATTCGTGAAACCTTTCCTTATAAGTTTGTGGCAGTTCCTCGTTGCGAAGCCGACGATGTAATTGCTGTTTTAACTCGGGTCTTTCACAACACAGAAAAGATCTTAATTGTTTCTGGAGATAAAGATTTCGTTCAGTTATATAAATATCCCAATGTTCAACAATATTCACCAGTACAAAAGAAATTCATCACAGAAGAATCACCGGAAAAATTCCTCAGAGAAAAGATCATTTACGGTGACTCTGGAGATGGAATACCTAATATTGTTTCTGATGATAATACTTTTGTATCTGGTAAGAGGCAGTCTAGAGTAACTTCTAAGATTATTGAATCTGCAGAGAATCATCCTAATTTCAAACGCAATCAGATCCTTATTGATTTTGATTATATTCCTAATCTATTGGCCAATCAAATCCTAGAAGAATATGGCAAGCCAATGGTGGGAGCAAAGGATAAGGTCTATCCTTACCTTATAAATAATAAACTGAAGCTGTTACTTACAGCACATGGAGAATTTTAATGGCATACGTGAAACCACCTGGCGAGATCCTCGCAGAAGCAAATGAGATTTCAACTGTAGGAGAAAGAGCAGAATTTATGAAGGCAAATATTAGACCTTCTATTCGTGTTCTTTTAGCTTGTGTTTATAATCCCAATATCACTTTCCCTGATTATTCCGATGTAAAGTGGAAGCCTCTTCGTAATGAAAGAGGAATCACTGATACAAATTTAGACAAAGAAGCACGCAAGATTTATATCTTTGCGAATGGAGTGGCTCTTCCATTAGAACGAAAGAAAGCAAAGTTGATCCAGATGCTGGAAGGAATGCATGTAGATGACGCAGATCTGTTATTTAACTGGATCTTAAAGAAGAAGTTACCTTATTCAAAGATTTCAAATTCTTTTATCTCAAAGGTTTTCCCTGAAATTTTCCAAACAATTATTTCCCCAGCTATTTACACGGCATAAAAAGTGTAGTATAATATATAAGAGGTGAATAAAATAATGAAACCGAGTACACAACAAATTATGAAACTTGAAGCATTTACTCTTGACGTTCTTTCGAACTTTTCGCAGATCAACAATTCTATTGTGATCTTAGAAGGAAATGAGATTCGCACAATGCCTGAGAACAAGACTATTCTTGCCGAAGCTACTGTGTCAAATTCTTTTAGCCAAACGTTTGGAATCTATGATCTTAAGAAGTTATTGGGTTGCCTTTCTTTAACAAAGGATCCGGATATTGTTCTTAGAGAAAAGCACCTAGAAGTTACTTCTGGTGGGAATAAGATTAAGTATATGTACACAGATCCTTCCAGAATTGTTACTCCTTCTAAGCGAATTAATCTTCCTTCAGCCGAAGCTACTTTTGATCTAGATGGTTCTGTTCTTACAGATGTACTAAAGGCTTCATCGGTTCTTTCTGTTGATGATCTATGTGTTTCTTCAGAAAATGGAGAAGTAATTGTAACTGTTCTTGACAAGACAGATGTCACTTCTAACTCTGCAACCTTTTCGGTTAATGGTTCTTCTAAGGGAGATTTCAAGGCTCTTCTAAAGATTTCAAATCTAAAGTTAATCCATGACGATTACACAGTGAAGATTTCTTCAAAGGGAATTTCTCTTTTCCAATCAAAGAACCACGACCTGAAGTATTACATTGCTATTGAGGCAGATTCGAAGTTCTAATTTGAAATAATTGAAAATTATATTATGATCCAAAATACATTATGGGTAGAAAAGTACAGACCTCAATCTATTGACGATTGTATCTTACCTGATGACATCAAGGCATCTTTTAAGGCATTTGTTGAGAAAGACGATTTGCCCAACATGCTCTTGACTGGGAAACCAGGAATGGGTAAGACTACAATCGCCAAGGCTTTGTGTAATCAATTAAATTGTGATGTTATGACAATCAATGGTTCTGATGAAGGCAGAACCATTGACACACTTAGAGAGAAATTAAAGTCTTTTGCTTCAACGATTTCTCTTTCTGGTGGCAAGAAAGTAATTATTATTGACGAAGCAGACTATATGAATGCTCAGTCAGTACAACCTGCCCTTCGTAATTTCATGGAAGAATTTTCAGCTAATTGCAGATTTATCTTGACCTGTAATTTTAAGATGAAGATTATTGATCCATTGATTTCTCGTTGTACAGTATTCGAATTCAACATCCCCTCTTCTCAGAAGAGCAAACTAGCAGCGCAACTAATGAAGCGCATTTCATCTATTCTCGAAGAAGAGGGTGTTGAATTCGATAAAAAGGTGGTTGCGGAAGTTATTATGAAGTTCTACCCAGACTTCCGCAAAACCATCTCAGAGTTCCAGCGTTATTCGACACAGCGTGGTGCGATCGATGTTGGGATTCTGGCGGCAATTGAAGATGTGTCAATTAAAGAATTAGTGCGTTCTTTAAAGGAAAAGGATTTCTCGTCCATGCGTAAGTGGGTAAACGAGAATCTAGATAATGATCCAATACAAATCATTCGTACTGTGTTTAATTCTTTAGAAGATTATCTAGAACCTGCTTCTATTCCTCAGGCAATTATTATTCTTGGAGACTATGCATACAAGTCTGCGTTTGTGGCAGATCATGAGTTAAACCTTTCAGCAATGTTTATCATGCTTATGGCCGAGTGTGCGTATAGATAATATGCCAGAATTAAAGGATATTCTAAAGTCTATCAATGTGACAAAGGATCAAGATCTTATCGACGAATATAATGAGTCTGATTATCCTTCATGGGTAGTGAATCGTGCTCTTTCTTTTTATCCAGATACCATTCTTCAGGTTAACGAGATCAATCAACGTCCGTATCTACCAAAAACAATGATGTATAAATACCTTCTGAATGCAGTTCGGAAGAAGAGTCGATATTCTCCATGGTTAAAATACAAGCTGCCAGAAGAGATCCAGCTGATTAAGGATTATTATGGGTTTTCTACAGCCAAGGCAAAAGATGCACTTCCCCTGCTTTCAAAAGATGATTTGAATAAAATCAAAGAGATTTTGGATAAAGGCGGAATTAAAAAATGATTGAATCGTTAATCGAAATAACATTGGAATCAAGAGACGATTTCCTTAAGATAAAGGAAACTCTTACTAGAATTGGGATCGCTTCGAACAAAGAAAAGAAGTTGTACCAATCTTGCCATATCCTCCATAAGAGAGGAAAATATTACATCGTGCACTTTAAAGAGTTGTTTGCTCTAGACGGTCGCAAGTCTACAATGGACGAAAGCGATCTAGGTCGAAGAAATTCTATTGCTGCTCTTTTACAGGAATGGGGATTGTGTTCTATTGTAGGATCAAAATCTTTTAATGAAGATTTAGAGATAACAGTTACTTATCCTTCTACCATGACAATCTTTTGTCCTTACAACAAGATCAAGATACTCTCTTTTGACGAAAAAGAAGATTGGGAACTGATCTCTAAGTATTCCATAGGTAAGAAGAAACAACAATGATATGTATACAACAACTGTTAGAAGTGCGAGGATAACTTACACAAAACTCAACAGACTGTTGTTTGAAGGGAAATTGCCGCCTTCTTCCCAAATTGTTTTTGACATCGGAGCAATTAATAAATCCTGGGCCTATTGCGAGAAAATAAAGGATGGAGTAAAGATTAAGTTAGCTCCCAATTACAAGAGCAAACATTTCTTTATTACAATTTTAGCTCATGAAATGGTCCATGTGTGGGAATATCTTACTTGGGGTAAGATGACACATGGACCTAGATTTTTTGAATTTAGAGAGATCTTCCAAAAACACGGAATAGAATTAATCGGCGAAGCTGGGTATAATCACGAAGACTTTATTTAATCATCGTGAATCCGATTCTATTATTCAATGGATATCTGATAGAACTTGGTGATCCGAATTTAAATTTGGCTTCTTTAAATGGTTTAATGATATATCCGTATTTTTCTTTTCCTAATTTATCTACGTAAATCTGAGAAACAGACAATCGATTAGCAGCTAATGTTATTAATCTGGTTGCTCCATTAACATCAGCATTCAACCATTTTACTAACTCTGATGTAATAGGATAATGCAACGATCCCCAATTAGTCATCATAGACTTTTCTGTTGGTTTGAATCCTGCTTTACTGTAAAATTCTAATATAGCTTTTTTCTTTGTTCCATTCATATTATATAATATAGATTGTAATGCTTCTTTGGAAGGAATGTCGTCTGAGACAGAACCGCTATGTGCTTTATATTTAGATAACAATTCTATAAGAGCTAAGTATCCAGGAGTCTTTAAATATTTTGCTGCTTTTAATGGTCCTTCATATAAAGAATCTCCATTGATTATTTTTATTACAGCTAAAGATCTTTTTTCTCCTGTAGTCAAATCTTCTACTTCTGATAATTTATCTAATTCGCCGATAAGAGAAGAAATTGTAGGTTTACTTCCTTTATTGGATTTAACTGAAAAATTTTCTATTTCTCCATTAGGATAATTTAAAATAAAATCGATAAGAGGAAGATTTGCTTTTGGAAAAGTTACACTATCATAAGCTGGATTGGTAAACAAAAGATATGCCGCTGCGGCGATCTCGCCAAAATCTTTTAAGATAATTTTAATATCAACATCTGAAAGAGAAGAAGATATAGTGAAAGTTGGTTCTTCTGCGTTGAATAATTTTCGACAAAATTTCTTCACTTCTTTGTCTATGGATAATTTTGATAATGCTTTTTCTGTAGCAGTGATCAATTGATCGTGTGTTAATGTCTTATCAGCTAATCCAAAAGTAGCAGGAATTAATTCTTTATCTCTAACAAACGTAGGAGACTCTGAACCTGCTCTAGATCTTGGTTTATTGATAGATTCAAAGGGAATAAAAAACTTTTTGTTCTCATCAGTTCTTATTGGGTATAATGTAGAATTCCCAACTTTCGGTAACTTGTTATAATCGTCTATTTGTAGTGCTACAATTTTGGTCCCTTTTTCCAGGGTTCCTACTTTAACTAAGTCTTTGTTATAATAACTAGCAATCTTTTTGAGATCAGTTTCAACTTCTTTTCCTTGGAAATATTTTTGCCATTTATATATCCCGGAAGTAGCTGCTTCTGTTATTCTTTCTTCTTCTAGATATTTTTTAAACGATAGCATTTATTTCTCCAGGAGATATTTTTTTAATTGATCCAAAGTCTGATCTGTTGTCTCTTCTTCGTGTTGTATTCCGATCCCGCCTGCGTTTTTCCACTTAGCGATATTGACTCCATAATCATCAACCAGGATATCACCCTTTTTCGCATATTTATATTTATCGTGTTCGAAGATTGCTTTCACATTTCCTAATCCATGGGCTTCTAACCATTTGGTTTTTCCAGCAATAGATCCTTTCACATCAGATCCTAATGGAGAAGAAAGGATCGCAAAAGGAATGTCGTGATCTCTTAGAAAGCGAATTATCTTTTTTCCGCCAGGAAGTTGTGGTAGATCAGCAAAGAATTTCTCCGCACCACCATATTCTTCGATATCTCTGTCTAACTTTTCTCTATCGTTTATGTTCTGAAGATAAGCCTTAATCTTTACCCAGTCTTCTCTTGCTTCTTTTATTTCGCCTTTTTCTTTTAAGATAGCATACCAGGCACCAAAGAAATCACAGAGTACACCATCCATGTCAACGTACACCATGGGTTTCTTTTTTGCTTCTGTTAAGAATTGGGAGTAGGATAGCATTATAGAGCCTCGACTGTGAAATAAGAGTAATTAAATGTCACGTCCGATGTAATTGTGACGGCTTCTGTTGCTTGCGAATCATAAGTAAGTGTTCCGATATTTGTTGGCCAACAATCCACAAAAGTAACTTTTACTAATGGATTATATTTGTTAGAAAGAATTATCAGCTGTCCGTCGGAGTATTGATTTTTGTTAACAGCCTTGTAATTCTTATAATCTTCGGTGTCAGTTGTTCTACCAATCCCCTTTATCCAGTTGTATAATTCTAAATAGTTTGCTAGATTTTCCTGGACAATATAGTTAAGAGTAAGTGGTTCAAAGTTTAGCTTATCTCCAGGAATAGGTCTGTCTCTAAATGGAGTTGGCTGCAATATTTGGTTTAAAGAAACTGCTGGTAGGGAAACAGAATAAGAAGTAAAAGCGACGTTTGGCAACTTGTCGAACGTCAATTTAAATAAAGGTTGTAATGAACGATCCGTAGATCCTGGCGTAAATGACATTTTATTCTAACTCTCTTATCTTTAAGACTAGTTTGTTCTCGCCTCTCCAAATTCTATGAAAAACCATACCAGGTATGTAACGAATGTCGTTCGCTTTAAGTTCAACTGGTAGCTCATTATCGTACTGGAACTTCCATCCTTTTCCCTCGATAACAGTTACATTTCTTGTTTTATAATCTCTATGCCAAACCAATTCTGATTCTTCCACTTCAGGAGAAAATTCTCTTAAGAAAACTCCTTTACCTATATTAATATCATGATATGTTACCAAAAGAAATTACCTCCACCGGACAACCCCAAAGACTTTGCATAACGAGGCAAATTACAAGACCAGTATCCGGGAGTTGTTCTATCCTTTTTTTCTTGACACTTGTGTCTTGCCACAAAAGACTTTCTAGCTTCAGGATCTGAGATTTTTTCCTTTAACCCAGATGTATCCCCGAATGCAACCTTAATGATATTCCCGCTGTTGTTCTTTACATACACGTAATATTTCTTGGGTCCGCCTCGCTTTGGCTTTCCTAATTCAACTTCTTTTCCATGGTATTCTGCTTCAGCTAAAAATGGAAAATCTAGAGGAACTTCTTCTCCCTCGTAAATCCCAAATTTCCCAATATCAGTAGCCAAGATTTCTCTGTCCCCTTCGGAAAGATCAAGGGATTCTTGTAACTCCCTCGCCTCGTTAATTAAATCAAAGTAACCCTGAGATCCATATCTGAATACAGATTCAGAAAGAGGAATCTTGTTCTCTAGATGATACTCTAATGACTTGGAAAATTGGGAAAAAGATTTCATATTATTTCTTCTTTTTGGTTTTAGGTTCTTCTTCTTTTTTTTCTTCTATCTTTTCTTCTTTTTTCTCTTCTGGAGAAACCCCATATTTCTGGTCCAGATATTGTTTAGCTCTTTCTACGTTGTTCATTATTTTTCCTTAGATTCCCAGGCATTGCAAGATCTTAACTCATCAGCAATAAACTTATGATGAGTACAGTACGCCATTCTTCCCGCATGGGCATTCCATCCAGTTAAATTCTGCATGCCTTGAATTATAAATAAAGTCTGTCCATCTTTTACACAATTCTGAGTCTTGGCTGTCTCATCAAAATATTCACAGGCAGAACAGATTCTGCCTCTAGCCACTCCTGGTTCGACTTTCCAGACTTGGGCCTTTTCCTCCCAAAAAGTCACATTAGGAACAGTAGGATCCATTGGACCATAAGCCTTTTTCTCGTTATGAATGGCTTCGCCTTTATTCTGGATGTGCTCTAGATAATCCTGAGTGGCTACGGGACAACCTTTAATCTTTTCTTCCTGAAGGAAATCTTTGAAGTTTTTCATATAATATTATTTATAAATTTGTTACCGCCCACCCACAGATAAAATAAGAATCTACAATATCAGAAAGAGGAGAATCCACCTTCCCAGTCTTCTTCCGGGGTGAGGCAAATATGGAGAACATATCTGGGTTCTTCGGGTTCTTGTGGAAGGCTTCGACCATTTGTTCTTTTGCTGCATTCCCGGAACCAGTGGCCCATTTCTTGATGCTCTTCGGTGAGATCTTGGTGTATTGCTTTTTCTTTAGCCATAAATTATACTGTAACACCTCCGTGTTTTCTGCGATACCAAAGACCCTGCCTTTTGCCGCAAAAGCATAATCTTCTATTAGGATAACATCTGCTGATTCTAAACAATTGGTCTTGATTAAATAATCGGCGATATTGTGATATCTTTCGTCCTGATTAGTCCATGGTTTGTGAGGAGAGATGAAGATATTCTTTGGTAAATTAGGAGGGATCTTAACATCTGAGATAACAGAAAAGGTACAATTGTCAAATACAAAATCCCCTCTGTCCGAATTGTATACACAGACAGAGGGAGATGTTAGAGAATAATCAATTCCTACATAAATCATATATTTAATTTTTAGTGAATAAAGATAAATCGGAAGTAACTTCCCAACCCAGAAAGCCACCAACAAATCTCATCTTAAAAGTTATATTTGGTACATCACAATTCATGTGCTCTTGTTCACATCAATACCAGCATCATCACAATCAAGAATAAACTCCATAAATCCACCG